ATCTCTTAGGAGACGCAAGTAAGTCACGGAACGGATCGTTCATCCCTTATGGGACGCACATGACTAAAGGAACGGGGCTAAAAATCCAATTACTTTAGGAGTAACACAATGGCACAAGTCACTTACCGTGGTGTCCAGTATGACACTGAAGAGTACAGAAAGATGCTCATAGAGGAGCATCAGCACCAGCAAAGACATGATCTTATGTATCGTGGTCTTAGGGTGAAGAGCAAGGCAGCACCTTGCAGTTAATATTAAGGGGGTTTACATGCCCCCTTTTTTATTCTATAATATTAAAAAGAGTATAAGTTTATGTTACACATGAGAGATCAATTGCTTAATGCAGTTCAATCACATGCAAAAGGTGAGATAGCAAAACATCAAGCAAATGTTGAAGTTTATCTAGAGCATCCAATGGGTATTGGTGAGCACTCAGATATCACTGAGGCAATACAAGTTGAGTTGGATAAGATAGCACGCTATCATGATCAATTAGAAGTAGTAAATCACTATTTTAAGAAGAGATAATGGATAGAGATAAATTAAAACTCATTGTAAAGAATTTAAAGTTGCTTGTAGACTCACTAGAATCTGAAATATATTCTGATGTGTCAGCATATAAATACAAAAGCACACCCCATCTTACAGATTATGATGAAGTGTTTGATGATGATGGGTATCCAGACTAGAATGAATGAAGGACAAGAAGGCAGCAAAGAAACTTTTAAAATTAGCAAAGGAGCATCCAGATTGGTATAGTAAGAAAGATATTTTCTATGCTAAGATGGTTAAAAAACAATTGAAACGTGACAAGAAACAACATGAACGTGAACTTAGTAACAGTAACCCCAAAGGCAGAGGAGACAATGGGGTACGTGGCAAGAGTGAGCAACCCAAAGAATCAGGACAATCCCAAGGTAGCTGGTTTGCTAGGATATTGCATAAAGCACGCTCATTGGTCAGTCTTTGAGCAAGCACATATGACTCTGGAGATTAAAACTACCAGAGGATTAGCAGCACAGATATTAAGGCATAGATCATTTACTTATCAAGAGTTTTCTCAAAGGTATGCTGATAGTAGTATGCTTGGTGAAGTTATTCCTCTACCAGAATTAAGAAGACAGGATGATAAGAATAGACAAAATTCTATTAATGACTTAGATCCTTTTGTGGTTCAAGATTTTGATCTTAAGATGCAGAGACATTTTGTAGATGGAATGAAACTCTACAAAGATATGTTAGATGCTGGTGTTGCAAAGGAGTGTGCTAGATTTGTTCTACCACTTGCTACACCTACTAAACTATACATGACTGGCTCTGTGAGGTCGTGGATACACTACATCAATCTAAGATCTGCTCATGGGACACAGAAGGAACATATGAATATTGCTGAAGAATGCAGAAGAATATTCTGTGAGCAGTTCCCCAGTGTCTCTCAAGCCCTTGAGTGGGTCTAAATAACAATACATTATTAAGTTTTATGGCAACGTATCCTGTAGTTAACACAGAAACTGGTGAACAAAAAGAAGTTGTGATGAGCGTTCATGACTGGGACCAGTGGCGTGAAGATAATCCTGATTGGTTAAGAGATTATTCTGATCCATCTACCATGCCTGGTGTAGGTGAGGTGGGTGAATGGAGAGATAAACTTGTTAATAAGAATCCTGGATGGGGAGAAGTCCTCAAGAAAGCTGAAAAATCTGGAGGTATCTCTGGAAGATTAGCTAAGAAAGGATCTTATGAATCTTCAACTCAATCTGCCATTGATGTGGACTAACTAATATGCCAAAAAAGAAAAAAAATGGGGATCAACCTATTGGTGTTGGATTAACATCAAAACAGATGAAAAGAAAGAAACCAATTAATGCTGATATGTTGAGGGATGTAGAAGCCCTTACAGACAATCAGAAAGCTTTGTTTGAATCATATGCTAAAGATAAAAACTTAGTTGCCTATGGTGCAGCAGGTACAGGTAAAACTTTTATCACATTATACAATGCACTAGGTGATGTATTAGATCCACATACACCCTATGACAAGATCTACATTGTAAGATCACTTGTTGCCACTAGAGAGATTGGATTCTTACCTGGTGATCATGAGGATAAATCATTCTTATATCAGATACCATATAAAAATATGGTTAAGTATATGTTTGAGATGCCTAGTGAGGCAGACTTTGAGATGTTATATGGCAACCTCAAAGCACAGGAGACTATTGGATTCTGGAGCACTTCATTCATCAGGGGTACAACACTTGATAGGGCTATTGTTATAGTTGATGAATTTCAGAACTTGAATTTTCATGAATTAGATAGTATAATAACAAGGATAGGTACAGACTCCAAGATTATGTTCTGTGGAGATGCTACTCAGACTGACTTGATTAAACAAAATGAAAGGAATGGTATTCATGACTTCATGAATATCTTAAGGATTATGCCATCAGTAAATATTATTGAGTTTGGTGTAGAGGACATAGTAAGGTCAGGTTTGTGTAAAGAATATCTACTATCTAAATTGGAATTGAATTTATGAGTTTTACCCATTGTAATTTTTTAGGTGATCTTGAATTAGATAAAAGAGAAACTCCTGGTTGTAGATTGTATCAACTACCAAGTGGTAAGTGGGTTCCATCTATTACATCAGTAACTTCTTTTTATAATAGACAGATCTTTATAAATTGGCGTAGGAAAGTAGGTGAAAAGGAAGCTAATAAGATAACCAAGGCAGCAACTGCTAGAGGAACTGATTACCATGAGGCAGCTCAAAGGTATCTAGAGAATGAGGATATGAACTGGGACTTGTTTACTCCAGTTACAAAGTACATGTTTCATCATGCTACACCATATCTGGATAAGATAAATAACATACACGCTATAGAGAGGACTCTTTACTCAGAGTACCTTGGTCTTGCTGGTAGAGTTGATTGTATAGCGGAGTATGAAGGAGAGTTGGCAGTCATAGATTTTAAAACTTCAACAAAGATTAAACCAGAGAAGTGGTTGGAAAATTATTTTGTGCAGGAGATGTTTTATGCTGCTGCATACTATGAGTTAACAAACATACCAGTCACTAAGTTAATAACCATTATGGTAACTCCTAATGGTGAAGTAAAAGTATTTGACAAAAGAAATAAAGAAGACTATATTAAACTTCTAGTCAAGTATATTAAAGAGTTTGTATCTAACCACACTGGAAAGGAATCTAATGGACAATGAATTAGAAAAGGTATTGGAGAAGAAATTCTTTTGTCCTGCACGATTTGCACAATCTATTGAGCAACTTGTATTGGATAATAAAAATATGAATTACATTGATGCTATAGTTCACTTCTGTGATCAAAATAGTATAGACTTAGAATCAGTTCCTAAACTTATACCTAAACCATTGAAAGAGAAAATTAAGTATGAAGCACAGGAACTTAATTTTCTAAAGAGAACATCTAGAGCTAAACTACCCATATTTTAATGATGCCCTTTGATTGCTATAAGATTTATCTTGCACTCAAAAATCATTTTACTAAAGATTCCTATGACTACCATAAGTATAATGGTAGAACCAGAGCAACAGTTGAAACTTTCTATAAAAGAAAGGATAGATTTTGGTTTGAAAAAATGTGTAGGAAGAAAACTGAAAAAGAAGTAGAAGATTTTTTTGTAGCAAATTTTGTTTCATGCAGTGACCCACAAACATTGTGGATTGGTGATCTTATGAAACATGGAGACAATAATTATAAGGAGTGGTGTAAGAAAGTTCAATCACTGTCTTATGTTTTTAAAGGTGAAGTGCAGTCTAATATGTCACCAAAACATTTTGATGAAATGTTTTTTATAGAGGGTAGTAAACATCCTCAGTTACTAAAGAAACATCTTCAAGGTAGTATATCTTTGGAGACCATGTTAATATTGGATAGGATACTAGGTTATAAAAATAATTTTGATAGTAAACTAAGTGATCCTGTCTGGAAGGTGACGTCTACCAGAATGAAAAAGTATTCTCCCTTCCTAAATATAGATGTATTCCATTACAAAAAGATCCTCAAAGATCTCATACTTGACACTGCAAGGTGAATCAAGTATAGTGGTTACACACAGGCCAAATCTCAACAAATACGAGGTAATCTAAATGTCTTTTGATTCTCTAAAGAAACAATCCAAACTGGGTTCTCTTACTGATAGATTAGTAAAAGAAGTAGAGAAGATGAACTCATCTTCTGGTGGAGCAGATGATAGATTCTGGAAAGCAGAACTGGACAAGACTGGCGTAGGGTCAGCAGTTGTTCGTTTTCTTCCAGCACCTGAAGGAGAAGAACTCCCTTGGGTAAAAGTTTATTCCCATGCATTCCAAGGACCAGGTGGATGGTACATTGAGAACTCTTTGACCACTACAGGTGGCAAAGACCCTGTTTCAGACTACAATCGTCAGTTATGGAACAGTGGTAATGATACTGATAAGGATACAGTGCGTAAGCAGAAGCGTAAGCTATCTTATTACTCCAACATTTATGTTGTAAAAGATCCTCTTCATCCAGAGAATGAGGGTAGAGTATTCTTGTTTAAGTATGGTAAGAAAATATTTGATAAG